CCGGACATGCCTGCATTCCACGCCGGTGGACGGCGGCTGGCACTGCGCTCGCCACGATCGCAGGCTTGATGCTCAGGACCAGCGCCGCGCCTGCCCCCGCCATCTCTTCATTCCTGATCTCGTGCCCGGAACCGTCACCGACGCCGGTGAGGATTTCGTCGCCTACCGCATGGCCGACGGCTCCGACTGGCTGAACGACGCGCGCCAGAAGGAGGCCGCACATGCTTAAGCTCCGCCCCTATCAGCAGTCGGCAATCGCCGCGATCTACAGCTACTTCGAAGATAAGAAAGGCAATCCCCTGGTGGTCATCCCGACCGCTGGCGGCAAAAGTCTGGTCATGGCCTCGTTCATCGACGGGGTTCTCAAGGCCTGGCCTGACCAGCGCATTCTGGTCGTGACCCACGTTCGTGAACTCATCGCCCAGAACCATGCCGAGATGCTGGGCCTCTGGCCGGACGCACCCGCCGGCATCTATTCTGCCGGGCTTGGCCGCCGCGATGCCAAGGCGCGCATTTTGTTCGCCGGGATCCAGTCGATCCACCGCCGCGCGGCCGAAATTGGCCACTGCGATCTCATCCTGATCGACGAAGCCCATCTGATCCCGGGCAAGGCGAGCACGATGTACCGCCGCTTTTTGGACGCCATGACGGCGATCAACCCGAAGCTGAAGGTGATCGGGCTGACAGCCACGCCGTACCGTCTTGATTCCGGGATGCTCCACGAAGGGGAGAACGCGCTGTTCACCGACATCGCCTACGAGGTGTCGGTCCGCGACCTCATCATGGCGGGCTACCTCAGCCCGCTGATGTCCAAGCAACCGCAGACCAAGCTTGATGTGACCGGTGTCGGCTCGCGTGGGGGCGAGTTCATCGCCCGTGATCTCGAGAAGGCGGTCGACCAGGACGCGATCACCAAGGCCGCAGTCGGTGAGATCATCGCCTACGGTAAGGACCGGAAGTCGTGGCTGGCCTTCTGCTCGGGCGTCAGTCACGCGACCCACGTTGCCGAGGAATTCCGCCGGTGCGGGATCAGTTGCGCCACGATCTTTGGCGATACCCCCAAGGACGAGCGCGACCGCATCATTGCGGAGTTCAAGGCCGGCAAGATCCGCGCGCTGGCCTCGATGGGGGTGCTGACCACCGGCTTCAACGCCCCGGCCGTCGATCTCATTGCCATGCTGCGCCCGACCAAGTCGGCCGGGCTTTACGTCCAGATGGCGGGACGCGGCACGCGGCTTGCGAACGGCAAGGACAACTGCCTTGTCCTGGACTTCGC